TTTATTATCTTTCATATTTTTTAAAATTAACTATTAAGATTGTGGTGCATTATCTTTTGCATCCTTATCAGAAATACCAAAAGCCTTTCTCATTGCCTTAGCATTATCTGATTCTTCTCCAGCACTTTCTCTACCAGCACCATGCTGTCCCTCACCCCTTGAACTACCGGAGGTTACTCCATCCATAAAGTTTGGGGTAACTTGCTTACCTGTCGCTAATAAAAACGCCTTTTCTAATCTATGCTGAACCTCGACTTCGTTAGCAGGAGCAGTCTTGCCTTCATTGTATTGGTCATATTCAAACTCAATTTTCTTCTTAAGTTCTGGGTCGCCCTTAGACATCTTCTCAATCATCTTCATCTTAGCACCAGAAACAAATCCTTCTTNCATTTCGTTAATTTGTTTAGTGAAGTCAGCATTAAGATTCTCAAGAGAATTTTCAGCATCTTTTTTCTGCTGAATTAGACGCTTTTTTTGTGCATCATTACCACCCCCAGCTTCCTCATATTCTTTTAATTTATTTGATGCTTCTTCTAATTTAGTATTAGCTTCTTCAAGCTCTTTACTTTTATCAGGATTCTTCTTCGCATATTCATCAATTACTTCTTTTTGTTTCGCTTCAAGTTCTTCTTTGGTGAATCCCTCTACCTCATTACCATTTTCATCGTAGAATTTAGCCATAATTTAATTTAATTTATCTTTTAATATTTCTGTTTCCTCCTCACTAATTCCTTGTTGGTTGGCAATCTGTTCGTTAATCATCACTTCACCCCACTCATCAAGCAACCAACCAAAATTTATAGCACCCTTAAGGTACAAATCATATTCATCTTGAGTTAAACTAAAGGTATTCCGATTGACCTTCTCGAACTCACCTCTTAATGTTGTGATTATCTGTCTAATTTTAGGAGACAAATAATCTTTATGGAAGCCAGCTACCTGTGCAACATACATTTTACGTTTTTTAATATCATCAGGAATAGGGTCCCCGATTGTAACATCAAGTAATGGACGTTCCTTTAATTTTTGGTTCCTAAAAATAGTAAGCTCTATATCTGCATTAAGAAGTTTCGCTTCTAATACTTCATACTGCTGGTAAGAAACACCACCCAGTAGATGAATAATTTTTTCTTTCATATTTTATTCAGCAGCTACTGTACTTGGAACACTTCCTCCTGGTACACCTGACTGGTTGATGCGACCCTGTACCTTCTGCCCTAAAGCAGACGATACACCAACCGTGTCAGGTGTGCCTTTACTGAACAGTTTGGAACGATTCACATTCCACGCCTTTGAATACTGCTCCTCCAAACCATCCATGTTCGGAACTGAACCAAGTTGCATCATTGTAAGAATGTCAGCCAGTTGCTCTCTAAACAGTAATTTGAAGAACGCAGAAGTCTCTTTTTCTCTTGGAGTTATAACAATGTACCAGCGAATTTTTGCGACTTTCATACCTTCAGGATTTAAGAAAATTTTTCGTACAGGAATGCCTCGCTGTTTTTCTTCAGCTCTTTCCATCTCACGGATGACTTCTGATGAAGGAACAGGACTATCTGCTGTAGGAATCACTTGTCTTTCTCCTAACCCCTCACCCTCAATATTTGTTTCTCTTGTAACATTTCTATAAGTATTTACATACTTACGAACATCATTAACAGTAACAATTTTTGTTTCAAGTGGCTCATACCAATTTTCAATAATATTCCACAAGCGAAGGTATGCAAGTTTAAGTTCAAGGAATTCACATGCTGCAATAGTAAGACCGAGTGTAAGTTTTGCTTGACGTTGTAATTCAACAACTTCAGTAGCAGTTGTCCCAGCTTTTCCTTGCTGACCTGCAAACTGATTTGATACAGTCGTCTTATCGATACGGTCCTGAAGCTCCTTAAGAATATTGTATTCATTCGCTGTAACTCCCTGACCTTCATCACCAATTTTTTGGAGAGCATCGGGAGGAATACCCATAGAAATACGACCAGCAGAAAGAACCTTTCTTGATATAACTTTATTGGATGTATTGATGTATGGCGGAGCATAACTCTTTCTTGTTTTAAGAACAAAGAGTTTCAACATTTCATCAATAAGTTTAGAAATTTCACGAACAGAACCAAGTCTTACAAATGATTTACCATAAGCAAACTTTGATGAGATTGGTCTAAAGACTTGTTTAACAACATTGTATTCTCCACCAGGGGTAACTGCCGAAAGAGGAAAACCAATTGATACCATAAGAACGCCACTGATGATAATTTGGAACTCGTCATTAGGCTTATCCTGATATAAAATAATTTCTACGTTCTCATCTTTAATTTCGGTTAATCGCCATTTGTTATTATAGATTGTTTTTTCAGTTTCAATAGCGGAATCAGTAACCTTACCCTTTTTAACATACTTCCAGTTCTCAAACTTCCTATATTTTGTTTTTGCTAAATCATAATTCTGTTCAATAACAACAAAGAAGTACGGCTGATTCTCCATAAAGTATTCAGTAATGTCGCCAAGATAAACATTCGGTCCATGTAAAAGAGTTCTTCCAGGACCTTCAAAAACAAGTTCAAGTGCTTCATCCCATTTCTTCCAATCTTTAAATTCACTGTTATATTTTTCCTGAAGTTTTTTTCTTCTCTCAAATTTACGCACCCATTCTTCCTGCACAAAAACTGCATTCTGTGAAAGTAATTCTCTCTGTCGAAGAAGTTTCTTTTCTTTGTCCCCTGCAATCTCTCCGCCATCACGTTGTTCAGTAAAAAATATTGTATCAGTAAGAGCATTACCAAGTTCACTAATACGATTGTTTTCTCTATCAAAAGATAAAACTTCTGGTCCAAGGTCAAGATTTTGAACATGCGCCAAAAGTGCATCAAGTTTAGATTCAACTGTACCAGCAGAAACAATTACATCATCATCGTTTTTCTTAGCCGGTAATTTTGTGTTAGCAGTCTTGATGTTCTCATTATAATCATGGGCATAAGTATGACCATCAAATTCTTCATAAGGCTGGTTACGTTGGTCTCTTGCACGTTCTAGCCTTTTCTGTAAATAGTTTAAATACACCTTATCTTCAGGTGTATAAAGAGTAGTGACATTCAAGTCCTCCTTCTTCTCTTTGTCTAAAGGATTGTTGCTTGAATCGCCTCTTAATTCTTCTGTTGCTCCAGGTATCAGTATCATAAGTGATTTAATTATAGCAAGTCATATAATTATCTAAAAGACAACTTGCTGTGGATAAACTATTAACTTTATATTCTAATCTGCAAAAAACGACTGGTCTGTCTTCCTTTCCCATTGTTCTTTCTCGTAATCTGTGGGAAAGGTCATCTCCTCGTTCCAAACCATACACCCTGTTCTAACAGCATCCGCAAAGTGGGAATTTTCATCATGTCGAGGTAGATTTTTAAATACCCCCAACCTTGCATCCCACTCCTTCCTGTAATTTGCTAAAGAATCATAAAGTTTTTTCGTGTGTACTTCGTCAAAGTAAAATCGTGAAAACAAACCACGAACTCTCTCAATCCCATCATTCCTGTCTTGAGGTTTTGGTGAAACCTGAATATTAAAAAGACCAAGGTCATACAAAGTTTGTTTTCTGGTCTTTCCACTACTCAAATCTCTAACCTCAACGTCATGCGGTAAAATCTGTCGTCCGTATCTATAACCCCTCTCCCTTAAAACATCAACGTAGTAGGCGAGTTTATATCCATGATTATAATACAAATCAATAAAATAAATCGCTGGACCAATTGTCTGTGTAAATATTAAAACATTAAAATCATTCATACCTAAGTCCCACCACACATCAACAGTACCTTCATCCCTTACTGGAAAGTGCGCAATACGATTTTGTAAATATACCCGATTCATTTCTTTTGAATAGTAAGCGCCCTCTGTTGAAACAGAAAAAGCCTCATCTAAAGTTGAAGGATATTCAGCAAACATCTTATCTCCATTAAGCTCTTTCTTTTTTACCCACCAACGTTTTTGTAGGTCTATAAGTTTTATATTATGTTTATTTTCAAGTGTAGAAAAATAATCTTTATATTCCTTCGCAATCGCAAAAGTAGCATCAAGTATATATCTATCATCAATCCACCACGGGAAGAAAAAGATTTTAAAATCCATAGCAGTGAGTTGTCGTCCTTCCTTTCGCAACTTCTCCGCTTTCTCACAAAAATCAAAAAAGTATCCCTCACGCCCTTCAGCCGTTGATTCAATAGAAACCATACAACCTGCGTGTACAGAGTTAATAGCACCCGTCACAATTTCTTCTGCTTTATCAGGATACTTCGCACAAATCTTTCCGAATTCTGAAATATGGAGAAATTGCACCGTGTCAGAACGTGAAGAAAGAGACACTGAAATCACTGACCCATTCGGAAAAGAAAGTTCGTTTGCCGTGTTTGTATTAGGACTTCCTATTTCATTTTTGAGCCATGGGTGGAGATTGTCCCACGCAAATTTTATTTTATTACGAAAGATTTTTTTCATATCTTTCTCCGTGTGAGCAATAATTGTCGCAGTCTGATTATCCTTAAAAATAACCTGGTCGAGATAAAGTATTGTAAAAAAAGTTGTGATACCCAATTGTCGAGCTTTCGGTACGAGATTAAAAAACCATAAATTATCGTGCAAGTATTGTTGGACTTTATTCATCCTAAAAAGAACCTTCTTTCCATTTTCATCCTTCACATAATAAAGATTGTTCATCCTCCAATTCCTATCATGGAAATGTTCCTGTATTGTTTTTAAATCCATACTATTTTAAAAGTTGATTTATGTCGGTTATCTTTTCACTCCCCTTCGTTTTTATAAAAAAAGCTCGACCACTTTCTTCGTTAACTAAATTACTTTTATCCCCATTTTTTCTCACAAACTCCACAGCCATAGCAACCATGTTTGCATCATCATTACCATCACCTCCACCACCTATACCCTTCCTACGATTAAATTCATTCGGATACCGTGCCTCAAGAAGCCATTGTGCCAATTTATCATCAGAGGTCCTCGCTTTTGCGGATATATTTTTTAGAAGACCACGCTTATATTCCAAATCCTTCATCTCAATCAAATCTTTGACAATCGGATTGTTATTTTTAAATGTAATAAAAACTTCATACGGGTAACTCGCAATCATACAGGCTTCCTGTTCTGAAAGCCCAATAACCGAAACCTCGTAAGCAATCTTTTTTAACACCCTCACAAGGATAGGAGGAAATCTTACTTCAATCTCTTTTTCTAACTCTACCGTTGCAGTAGCAAATTCGTCCAACTCATTTTGTATCGTTTGTTCGGATATTTTATTTTTTTTTGAGGATGGTGATGGCGACATAAATATATTATACCGACATTTTAAGTTAATGTCACGTAAATGCAGTTCGATACTTTTCTAAAAGCTGTTCATTGGTGACATGCGTGTATCTTTGTGTGGTGACAAGGGAAGCGTGACCTAAAAGTTCCTGAACAGAACGAATATCCATTCCTCGTTTTAAAAGATTTGTCGCATAACAGTGCCTTAAGGTGTGAACGGAGATGTTTAGACCAAGATTTTTTGACTTTCTTGTTACCCAACGCTGGGCTGTCCTTCGTGAAGCCTCAAAAAGCAGAGAGCGTTTGGTTTTATTGTGATTTTTTTCATATTCACGGACAAGTTGTACGACACTTGGGAGACAAACCACAAAACGCTCCTTTGCCCCTTTCCCAACGATAGTAAAAGTTTCCTCTACTTCGCCTGTTTTGAGCCGTAGGGCTTCATCAAGGCGAAGACCTGTTGCATATATCAAATTTACGAATAAATCTGCCTGTGGGTCATCCTGGAACTGCAGGAGGCGTTGTATATCGCCTTCAGAAGGCAGTTCAAGCTTATCGTGACCATTTCTATTCCTAAAGGATTCAAGAACCCTAAAATCAGGCACACTTACACCCTTAATACGTAAATAAGATAAAAACATCCTAATAGGCACAAGTCTTAAATTTTTAGTCTTATAACTCTCTTTCCTCACTTCAACTATACCCCTGTAATTGATTAAGTCTTTTTCTGTGAGTTTTGTCACATCATCCTTTTTCAAGGATTGAATAAAATCCTCTATAGCTGATGTATAAAGCTTAATAGTATGGGGGGAATAGCCCTGCTCATTTTGCAGGTAGTTGATGTAGAGTTGTTTTGCTTTTTCTGTTTTCATATTTGTTAATTGTCAACTATTTGTTAATTGTCAAGGAAACGACCACCTTCCTTAATCCAAACATAATTGACATAAGAATTATTTATAATACTTCTATCTTATATGACACATAATTTTATGTCAAGAACAAAGTGTGGAAAACCAAAAAATTTTAAAATGAGATAGATGGGACCCACTTTTTTCTATGGAAATCTTAGGGTAGGGGTGGGGTCTTCTAAAATTGGAGATACTTTTGGAGGAACCACCCTTGGAGTATTTTTCCACAAGCACGGGGGGTCGGTTCTGGGGGTATAGGGGGTACTTCATTATGTGTCAATTAGTGCTAAAAATGCTTATTTTTGGGGGCTTAATAAGTGGCGTATAATGTTATGTTATAAGACAAACATCAAACGGGGGCTTTGTTAAGCCATTTCTGGGGCTTTGCTTCTTTCCGCCTCGCAGGGGTTGCACAAAAAGCCACAAAAGAGAGGGAGGTTTTATACCCCTGTATATATGTTTATATAATAATATATTTTTTTTTTTTTTTTAAATTTTTATAAATAAGACACTATTGACAACAGCAAGAAAGTATGGTGAATAAATATAATAAACAAGAAAATAAAAAGGTTTTTTTCCATAAAAATATATAGGGGGGTGTAAATAAAAGGCAAAACAACACACAATCCACGGCTTAAAATATAGACCAACACTTGACATCAAAAGGCAAAATGTGTTCTATTCCATATTTTGCACTTATCCACACATTAAGAAATTGACACTATATAAACAATAATATAGTATTAAGTTATAAGCATATAGTATTTACTTAATACTAACTTATAAAAGGCAAAACAATGAATAAAATACATATAAAAATAATTGTCAAGTTTTTAATACTAACTTAATATATGAAAAAAATACCACATAAAGATAAAATACATTACATACAAGGTTTTGAATATCCACAAATAATTGAAACAGAGCAAGGCGACAAAATACACAAAGCTCTTACATTATTAGAGATTGATAATTTTAGGGTTGTATTAAGAAAACATGAAGCAAAACATATTAAAAAAGCTTTATTGTCAATGACAAAAGAGCAAAAGGAATATATAAAAAAGCACTTTGCTCAAATAAAATATGACAGTAAACAAAGAGGACAACAGATAGACAATGACACAATTATAAACATCATTATCAATAAAATAATATAAATATATGTATAGTAC